CTATGCAATGCGTGATATCCTTAACAAGTACTATGACTTATCACCCTTACATTGTGAGTATGCCAGTAAATATATTCCTAAAGAGAAAATCATACAAGGAGACTTCACAACGCTTAAAATAGATGAGAAAGAATTGGTAAGTTCAATTGAAGTTATGGAACATATCGAAGATGAAAAACTCATTCCATTTTTAACTAACTTGCAATGTAAGTATTTTCATTTTTCAAGCACACCACACAAAACAGATTTTGATGAAGAATGGGGGCATATTAACATCAAGCAAGAAAACGAATGGATAAAACTATTTGAGCAATGTGGTTTTAAATATCATAGCAATGTAGATTTACCAACAACTTGGAGTTTATTATTTAGCAAATGAAAAAACACACAAAGATTTATATGGACTATTTCGGCTATCATACAACATCGTGGATTCCGTGTGAAATTTGTGGCAATGCTGGTAATGATATTCACCACATAGAATGTCGTGGAATGGGTGGAACTAAAAAAGAAGATACGATTGAAAACTTAATGTGTCTTTGCAGAGGTCATCATATTGCCTACGGCGATAAAAAACAACACAAAGAGATGTTAAAAGAAGTGCATTTGAATTTTATGAAGTACAACAAAAAAATGTAATGAAATAGTAATGGCAAATAATCCAAACGTAATAGACAATTTAAAACCATTTAAGAAAGGCGAAGTTGCAAATCCAAATGGTAGACCAAAGAAAATAGTAACCAAATTAAAAGAACTTGGTTACGGCAAAGACGATATCAATCAAACGTATATGAATATGTGTGCAATGAACCGTCAAGAACTTGAACTAATAGACAAAGATAAAACTGGTCAATATACAATCATTGAGCAAATCATTGCGGGTTCATTGGTCAAAGCCCATGACAAAAATTCTTTGTTTAATCTTGAGACTTTAGTTACACGTGTACACGGCAAACCTAAAGAGACGCTTGACAACAATATAAAAACAGACGAACCAATTATAATCACTTTAAATTTAAAACAATGACAGAAACAATTTACTTAGGAAATGCGTGGGAAAACCAGTACGGGTTAAACGTATCAATTAACATCGAGAAATTAAAACAAGCAATTGCAACGGGAAAACTTGAGGTCAACAAGTACGGAGACGTCAAAATTAACGTAGGCAAATTAAAGCAGCAGAATGAGAAGTCAAAAGCTACACACTACGTTGCAGTACCAAAACCAAAAAATGATTTGCCATTTTAATGAAAGCGATTCTTGAATTTAATTTGCCTGATAACCAACACGATTTTGATTGTGCAGTTGATGGTGCAAAATGGATGTCTGCAATGTGGGAATTAAACGAGTGGTTAAGAAGTCAAACCAAATATGCACCTGATACAATGTCAGACGATACGCACAAAGCATTTGAAGAAACAAGGGCTAAACTCTACGAAATTTTAGACGATGAACAATTGAAACTATGAAAGCCAGTTGGAGATTAACCGAAGAACAAAAACCAAGCGATGAACGTGAAGTAATGGGTAACTATTCTTTTGGTAATCAATTAATAAAATTTGATGGTGAGTATTGGTACGACACCACGTCTGAGATAGTAGTGAGTGAACCGTTGTATTGGATGCATATCCCCAATTTACCAAACGAATGAGAATATTAGTATTAATGGATAGTGCAAGTGGGGTGAGTTTTCACAGACTATTCACCCCATATGCTCGTATGCAAGAAGACTACGATATTCAAGTAGACGTATCACAAAAACCCCCTGAGTGGATAAACATTGATTTTAGCGTTTATGATGTGGTTATATTCAATAGATGGATAAGTGTAGCCCAATATAACATATTTGAGAAGTTAAGCCAATTAGACATACCTACTATTTGCGACGTCGATGATTATTGGGTAGTGCCTAAATCAAACCCAGCTTATCGAGTCTACAAACAAATGATTAAGAATGCAACAAAGGACGCTATCTTAAACGCAACGCACATTACTTGTTCAACTACGTTACTTGCTGAGAAAGTAAAAGAAATAAATGCTAACATAACTATTTTACCGAACGCTTTGGACTTAACCCAAAATCAATGGACGTTTGAAAAGGCAAAGAATGAGAAGTTGACTATTGGATGGGTGGGTGGTATAACACACCTTGAAGATTTGAAACGTGTAGGCAATAGCGTAAAAAGATTTTGTGAGGAAAACGACGCTATCTTTTATATGGCTGGTTACCACACAGAAAGTCACGAATGGCAAATGTGCGAGAAAACTATTACGGGCGAATCAATAGAAAATAGACCTAACTGGTTCAAAACTATTCGAGGTACAACACCAACTGATTATGGCACTTCATATTCTTTATTTGACTTTTGTATAGCCCCATTACAAGATACTAATTTTAACCAGTATAAAAGCGAATTAAAGATTGTAGAGGCAGCAGCTTATAATTTACCTATCATTGTATCCAATGTCAAACCATATACGCTACACGAGGGGAATAAAGGAGTTATTTTTGCTGAGAATAACGAGCAATCGTGGTATGATTGTATTTGCCGTATGGCTAAACTAAACATTGGTGATTTGAATACAGAATATTGCAACCAATATCACAACCTTAAATCTATAAATCAGACACGCTACGAATTACTCAAGTCACTATGCAAATAACTTACAACCGTCCATTCGTTACGTCTTACCAACAAGCCATCCTTGACGCTCCAGAACGTTATACAGTAACGGCAGCAGCGACAAAGTGTGGAAAAACGGCAAGTCATATCATTTGGATGTTTGAACAAGCGTTAAAATTAAAAGAAAATCAGGCGGTGTGGTGGGTTGCACCGGTCTATCAACAAGCTGAGATAGCATTTCGTAGAATGAAAACCCAAATTAATGTGAAGGACTTTTTTATTACAAATGAAAGTAAGTTAACATTGATTTTACCAAATGGTGCAAGGATAGAATTTAAGTCAGCAGAAAAACCCGACAACTTGTACGGTGACGATGTCTATTCAGCAGTAGTGGATGAGGCGTCAAGGATGCGTGAAGAAAGTTGGTTTGCTTTGCGTACAACATTAACGGCAACAAAAGGCAAATGCAAATTAATTGGTAACGTCAAAGGTAAAAAGAATTGGTTTTATAAATTAGGTGAACGTGCAAGACTTGGCGAACCTGACTACAAGTTTTTTAAGATTACTGCCTACGATGCTGCAAAAGAGGGCATTTTAGACTTAGAAGAAATTGAACAAGCAAAAAGAGATTTGCCCGAGTTTGTTTTTAAAGAGTTGTATCTTGCAGAACCGGGAGACGATAAGAGCAATCCTTTTGGAATAGACAATATTCGACGATGTTATGCACCATTATCTTCCGCCATTCCTATTGCATTTGGTATAGATTTGGCGAAATATACGGACTGGACTGTGATAACGGGGTTGGATAAAGATAATAATGTGTGTTATCTTGACAGATTCCAATCTGACTGGGAACAAACACAAAGAAAAATAGTAAATGTAGTTGGCAGAATACCAGCGTTTGTGGATTCAACTGGTGTCGGTGACCCAATAGTTGAGAATTTACAACGTTTATTGCCTAACATTAAAGGTTTTAGATTCACATCACAAAGCAAACAACAAATAATTGAAGGGCTGGTAATGGAAATACAACAAAATTCTATTGCATTCCCTGAATCACCTATCGGGTACGAATTGGAGAACATCGAGTACGAATACACCCGAACGGGAGTAAAGTATGCTGCACCAAGTGGACTGCACGATGACTGTGTTATGTCCTTAGCACTTGCAGTAGATTGTAAAAAACATAATAAAAAAGGTATATTTGCATTCGCATAATGATAACAATAAGACATATTCAAGAACTTAAAGAGATAGACCACTATTCACCTTTAGAAAAAGCCATACATACCATTTGCATAGTAGATGGTAGAGATATTGACGATGTCGAAGAAATGAAAGTTTACGACTTATTCAATAGGTTCAATACAATAATGGACAATCTAAAGTTTGAAGATACTATTCAGCTTAGATTTAAAA